TGTACAAATTAAACATATAATATTATATGAAGAAAAAGAATACTATTCCGAGTGAGTTCGAAGACATCCTCGGTTCCATATATTCTAATGCCGAAGGGCAAGCAGAGACAACAGATATGGATACCTTGATGGAGCCTAATGTACCACTCGTTGATAAAACTGAAGATAACGTGCCGCCAGTGAACAATCCTGAGGACGGCAAGAACAGCGGATCAGATGATCCAAATGCACATGAGGATAATACAGAAGAACCTCCTGTGAAAATAACAGTTCCACCTACAGAACCACCTGTAGAACCTCCTGTAGAGGATACACCTCCTACAGAGGAAAAAACAGAGCCTACAGATGCTGATGTTATAGAGGCACAGCAAGTAGGTTTATTGTTTGAAGCTGTGGGCAATTCTTTAGGATGGAATATGGATGAGATTGATGAGAAAGATAAACCTCTTACTGTAGAAGATCTCGCTCAGTATTTTACTGACGTAGTGAACCAGAACTCTGTTCCTCAGTACGCAGATGATCGTATACAGTAGCTCGATGAGTACGTAAAGAATGGAGGTAAGTTTGAAGATTTTTATTCAAGACAGCAAGAAGCGCTTACCCTCGATAACATCAACCTCGAAGATGAAAACAATCAAAAAGCAGTTGTACGCGAATTCATGAAACGTGCTGGATATACAGATGAGCAGATTAATAAGAAGATTACTCGTTATGAAGACAGCGACGTATTATATGATGAAGCCGAAGACGCTTTGGGTAGATTAAAAGAAATTAGACAACAAGAAGTAGAATATGCTACTAGATAGCAAGAAGAGATAGCTAAACAGTAGGAACAACAATCAATAGAGTTCTATAATACTGTTACAAACGATATAAGAAATTTAAAAGATATCCGAGGTATAGCTATCCCAAAAGAAGATAGATAGAAGTTGTTTGATTATATTTTCAAAGTAGATCAAACAGGACAATCACAATACACTAAAGACTTCAATAAAAATTTGTCTAAGAATCTCATAGAGTCTGCATATTTCACAATGAAAGCTGACGCATTAATTTCTACCGCAAAGCGAGATGGAGAATCATCCGCTGCTGAAAAACTTAGGAATTTATTGCGGCATTAGAATAAGAATCATACTACATATAATGCCGAAGACAAATAGAAGTCAGTGACAGACCTGGTAAGCGGGATGTTCTGACAATTAATAAACAATTAAAACATATATGAATAATAGTTTACTTAACAATCTCCAGCTGTATCGTGGACGTCGTTTCTCGGACCTGGTAGATGAGAACATGATTTCAAACGCCCTGCTGACCAAGCCTCACGAGGTATCTGGTCTGCTTTCACTGGTATTCGGTACTAAGGACGATGGTATTTCTACTACAATTGACTTGATTACCGGTGGTCTTGGCAAAACAATGATTATTGAGAACCGTGAGTTTGAATGGTCTGTACAGATTGATATGGATCATGCTGTTAACATCCGTTGGGCTAAGTGGAATGGTCAGGAGGTTACTACTTCTAACTATTCTACTATTACTCCAGGTCTTAACAACACTCCTATCTATCTCGCTCTTGAGGAGCGTTGGTTCGGTCCAGGTGCAATACTTTCTTTCGACGATTACAAGTTCCAGGTTCGTACTACCGGTCTTCCTTATCAGGATGGTAACGAGTGGGTATACGAGTGCTATGTTGTAGATGGTTCACAGGCTGCTTATATTCCTGGTGAGTTTCTGCTGGCTGGTCGTCAGGTGAGCCGTATCGGTTCAGCTTACGAGGAGTACAGTGATGAGGCTGATATCATCAACTATCAGACTCCATTTAAGATGCGTAACCACCTCCAGAATCTTCGTCTGAGCTATGATATTACCGGTGATGCTTATAGCACCGTACTGGCTATCGCTCTGCAGGATCCTGAGACTGGTAAGAAGTCTTATCTGTGGTCTGACTATCAGTACTGGAAGGCTCTTCGTGAGTGGAAGAAGAGAGAGGAGACTGCTCTGCTGTTCTCTAAGTCTAACCGTCTGAGTGATGGTACATATATCAATAAGGGTACAAACGGTCGTCCTGTTCCTACGATGTCTGGTCTGTTCGAGCAGATTTCTCCGGCTAACATCCGTTACTACACGACTCTTACAGCTGAGTTGTTCGAAGATTATCTGTTCGATCTGTGCTACAATATCCTTGGTACTAACGAGCGTAAGTTTGTTGCTCTTACTGGTGAGATGGGTATTCGTGAGTTCGATCGTATCCTGAAGGAGAAGGTAGCTAGCTTCCATCTCTGTGATAATATTTTTGTTACCGGCAGTGGTCAGAACCTGACTCTTGGTGGACAGTTTACTACTTACAATATGACCAATGGTATTACGCTTTCACTGAAGCGTTGTCCTATGTTTGATAACATGGAGCTCTTCCGTCAGCTTCATCCGCTGACTGGTAAGCCACTGATGTCTTATACATTCTTGTTTGTCAACATCAGTAACTTTGATGGTCAGGCTAATGTTGTAAAGGTTTGCCGCAAGGGTCGTGAGTTCGTACAGTGGTATACTGGTGGTTCTGTAGCTCCTAATGGATATGCTAACAGCATCAATACTCTGCGTTCTAATAGCCGTGATGGTTACCAGGTACACTTCCTCGGTGAGGTTGGTATTATGGTTCGTAACCCGCTGTCTTGCGGTATCCTGTACTGCGATGCAGATGATACAGAAATTGCTAACGACGGTATATTTACAGTCGGTGCGTGATATTAAATAAACATAAGTATTCGACGGGGGTCTTTTGACCCCCTGTTCGATACTCAACATACTAATGTAAATTATGGTAGTTGAATTAAAAATTAAAAAGAAGAATCCCTGGATTGGTCTTGTGAAG